ATTATATATACATCTTCCAAGTTGGTTTAAGCTTCCCTCTATATCTTTTAATTTAGAACGACCACGGCTTTCTCCCATCTCCGAAAGCATAGCTGTTCCCCTTACTGTGTCGGGAGCTTTTTCCTTGAATCCCTGCATTAATTCAGGAATTCCAAAATTTAAATCTATATAATGTTCCACCCTATCTATTAAATGGTAAAATTCTCCAGCAAGTGGCTGTGGAGCTGGAAAGTGTGGCTCTCCAAATTCTGGATTGTATTCTAATACAGCATTTGGATTAGCCCAATCTCTTTCTAATTGACCCACGTCATCAACGCTTCCTTCTGGCACAAGAAGTTTAAGTCCAGCTGATGCTTGGGCATGACTTAAAGTTAAAGAAAAAAGCTTATTAATTAGCCTCTGTGAATCCTTAACTTTTGATACATCTGATTTTGGATATGGTGTGTTAGTCCAAATATTTGGGACTGGTATTACGGGATAAACATCAGTATTGAGGACTTGTTGATAAAGCAAAAACTGCCCCATTGTTGCTGTGACTTGAATGCGTGTTTGCATTATTTCAACAGCTTCTACCAGTCCCGATTCTATTAAATGTGACTCTTGATTTACAATCTGCTCAAAAGTTTCCATATCAACAACTTTTTCTTCGCCACTTTGCTTGTTGAAAAGTCTGTAGTATGGAACCTTAACCTTCTCAAATCTTTCAAGTATTCTATATTTTTCAGACCCAAAGGTATCTGCATCCCTTACTACATCTGGAGTAAATGATTCAGAAGAATTTTTTCTACTCGAAGATGGATAATCATCCTCTTGTGTCATAGTATCTACTTCTGGTAAAGATTCTTCTATTTCTGGATATAAAGAAATAATCTGGTCTTTGGTAAGTACTGTGGATAAAATAATAGAAGATGCATCATCAAAATGTCTATTTCTAGATGCTGGGTCGGCATATACTCTAAATGGATTTAAATAAGTAAATTTAACATCGCCCCTACCAAAATCAGCTTCGGGGTCTATATATACATAAAAATATCCCATTCCAGTTATAGCGTAATCGTGAACAGCCTGCTTAAACTGCATATCGCCATCGGATATATCCCAACAATATTCCAATATTGTTTTCCAAACTTGAGCGAGTTTATTGTCGGAGTCCTCTCTTCCGATAGCGGAAAATTTTGGATTCCTTGAGGTAAGTAAAGATTTGAGTTTATCAACAGCAGCATAAACTCTGTCAATAATAAAATCACCTTGCCCAACAGCACTTAATGCGTCAGACTCTTCTTGAGTATAGTGATTTCCTAGAACAAAATCAACGGCATCTCTTGCCTCGGTATCCCAATCAGAGCGAGCATCCCGCCATCTTCTCCATAAATCTAAATTCTTTTGCGCCTCATCTACTTGCGCAAAATCTTGTTCGTTAGCGATATTAAATCCCCCGAATACTTAAAGTTAACTTATATTATATAATATAAGCCTAAAACATGCACTTGTCAAGTCTTTTTTTTATTTATTTTTAAATTCTTTGACCAGTAACCCAACTTCTCATTATCTTTCTACCTAAAAATTCTTTCTTTTCTTCAGTCGTTTCCTCGAAATTCTCAGCATCAAACTTAGCACTTAAAGGAGCTCTTGCGTTTATTATTGAATACCAAAGTCCATCAAGAAGGTCATCATTCTTTGCTTTTGGAAAATGAAACATTTCATCCACTAGATCGCTATGCTGTTTCTTAATATAAAGCTTTCCTCTGTTAACTATTGGACAAAGAAGAGATTCCAATCTATCTTCTTTTTTAATACCAGAAGGCGGTCTAACACCGCGAGCTATTCCCGGAGCCATCTTTCTATCTTTGCCAGATAGTTCATTCACCGCATCACGTATTATTCCCTGCGCTCCAACGTGTTCTACATTCGCTCTTCTCATTGGTTGATATTCTTTTGCATATTGAAATATCTTTCTTGGCATATCATAAAGCGGTATATGCTCTCTGAAAATGTCTATCACATAAATATTTTTATCGCTATCAATACCAGAAACAATAATAACCTGATAATCATGTTTGGCGGAAGACTCGTAAGCCAAGTCAACACCCATGTATACATTGACTGGAATGGCATCTTCTTTTGTAATAATATAAGCTTGGTTGTTTTTCCCTTTGAATTGTCCATCGAAATAATTAATCTTATCTATTTTAAACTTTGCACTTTCCAAATCTCTAGCGTCATTCATATACTCTTGGGCAAATTTATGAAGTTGACCAACATACTCGTAATCTTTTCTTATGCTTGCTATCTTTTCCTTTGGGAAATAAGAAGGCCACAATGGTTTATCATCCTCTATTACTCTATGAAAGACCATCTCCCAAGTATATTCTTCTTTGTTTTCCTTTGCTTGAAGATAGCCATCGTATATTCCCTGCAAAGCAGAATCGTAGTGAACGATTGTTCCTATAAGCCATATAGAACCCTCATTACCTTTAGATTCTTCGAGGGCTGGATAGACTGTGGACATAAGCCATTCTTTAATTTCCTTACGTCTTTCAGGTGTTTTAGTATTTAATTCAGATTCAAAATCATCAAGAATAATTTTCGTATAACGAAGACCAAGTTCAGATCTACCACGAAGTCTTTGACTAGTACCTTTGGCTATAATTCTATCGCCCTTAGAAGTGGTGATTTCTTTTTCAGTCCACTTGTTACCAGCCATATCTCCAAAATAATAATTTAACGCAGGATTAAACTCTATATGACTTTTAATATACTTAAGATGATCTACTGCCTGCCCCTGTTCTTCTGATACCCAAGCTGCAAATTCATTTTTACCCTGCGGGTTAAAACATATTCTATGCAGTAACGCAGCTTTAGCCAAAGTAGATTTAGTATGACCGCGAGGCAATACAAGACAAAGCCTTCTTATTGTATTGTCCAAAAACAACTCACCGACTTCATGGTGAAACGGAGCTGGTTTTGACTTCATAAAGTCATCTGGAAGAAAAAGCTGTCCAAACGCAATCAAGTCTTTCGAGACCATATTGAGTACACGCTCTTTCTCATCTAGATCGTTTGGAATTATATTAAACTTTTCTATCGTACCAATCTCCATTTGGAATCTCTTCAAAAACACCTACCATGTCAAGAAGTTTCTCGCCAGCAACATATACCCAAGCTTTGATTTTATCTCCACTATCCATATTTACATTTACCTTAACTCTTTCGTAAAGACCAATGTTAATACCTTCGTATAAATCATACTGAGCTAAATCCTCACTGGTTACATCATGAACCTCAACAACAGTTCCTTTTCCTTTGTAATCCTGTATCATAGCTGGAAATTTTTGATGTCCTGGATAAACAAGGGAAGTATCTTTTACTCTACCAGTATTCTTATCACCATTTCTAAGAGTTCCATATACAGCTAGCTTCATTATTAAACCACATCCCAACTTTTTGAACTTACACCATTTTTCTCGCTACTTTTTACTGGATTCTTTTTAGCCTTTCTTTTTCTCTTTAATTCCATTGAATGTATAAAGAAATTCTCTGGAGGGTCAATTTCACCGATAACTTTTTGGACAAGATTCTCAGCAACCTCATCATTTATCACATAATTCCCCAAAGCATCTTTTAATTTACTTTCTTTTAAATCATTATGTACTTTTAGTACTAAATCGAATTTAACTGTTTTCATTACGATTCTCCATAGTTGAATATTAATCCGGGCATTTTTATTTCAAAGTTTTCATCATACGATGAAAAGCATTCACAACATTCTACAGAAAAATAATCTTCTGATACGTTGTACCATATAGATGTATGTTCCCACATTGGAAACCCACATATTATACAATCTTTATTTCTCGACTTCTCTCGAAGCTTCAATGAGTTTTTTTGAATTTCCGCCTTGGATAGCATTTAATTGATCCTTTGTAAATCCTTGAAATAGTGTGACAGACTCAGTTCTCTTATCAGTTTCCATCATGCCACTTATCTGCATTAATGTCTTAATAGCCTGTATCTTATCTTTGTCTTGAGCATCTCCGTTATCTACAACAGATTTCATTTTCTCAAGCAAATACAATGGAGTAATCTCAGCTTCATGTAGAACCTTCTCTACTTCTTCTCTAATCAATCCCTTTATCCTTTCGGTGCTTAATAATATCTTTCCTTGGTAATCTGCGTATTTTTCATTATTGGTTGGATATGCTTTCATAAAAGCATCTGCAATACCATCGCCTTGCGCCACATACTTTGCGAAGAGAAATTCTCTTCTAGTAGGTTTCTTTCTATGTATCTTTTGCTGATATAGTGATGTATCGTCAGAACCGAAAGAGTACATATTCTTTCTAAGCTCTCCTTCCATCTTAACACCATCTCTACAAACAAAAGAGCCAATAGCTGTCCTAACGTAGTGATTACACACGCCCGTAGACTGACTATTCCTAAGCTCACCCCGCTTTAGAACTTGACAGACTTTTCCGTCGTCAGTCGTTACCCAGCTACTTTCAGTGCCATCCCTCCAATTGCGAGTTAATTTTACATCAGGACAGTATTGGCGAAACTCCTTTTCGTCATCATATACCCTATGCTCAACATTCTTTATTTTGCGAACAAGCATATATTATAATATAACCCTTAAATGCACTCTTGTCAAGTATTACCTTGCAATACTTCTTAATTCAGTTGGACTGGAACTCAAACTAGATTTACTTCTTATGAACGGAGAATGACATCCTCCACACCTATATACAGGAAATTCATTAGAACTTGTAAAGTATGTAGCATCTGATGATTTGAGGTTCTTACTTCCACATGAAGGACAAACATTGTCATCCATCAAGATACCTAGATTCGGATGATTCTTTATGTATGGTCTCAATTTAAGATAAAGCTGTTCCAAGCCAACAACATCTCTTTTGTTGTACTTAAGCATCTCGGCTAATCTTTCTTTGTTTCCATTCATACAATCAACCCACAACTGAAACTCAGTCTTTAATTTCTCCGAAAGACCAAACGTTTTAGTAAGAAAGTCTTGTTTGTTAGAACTGAACGCAAATTCTCTTCTTGCAATCTTCAATGTGTCTATTGATTTATATGGAGATGGTGGATTCATATTATTAAGTATGAATCTTGCATTTAACTTCCTTATATCAAATCGATCACCATTGTGACCAATTATGATATCTGCTTGGTCAAGTAGCTTCCAAACGGAATTCAATATTCTTTTATCATCTCTTGCTACAGCTTCTTCTGGAGTAAGAACATCGGAAAGAACATTTTCATCATAAAGCCATTTAGCAGCCCAAGACAGCACATACCAGAACTTTTGATGACCAGCCTTATCTCTTACAAGATTCGTATGCGGAACATATTGTTTTCCAAAATCCCATACCCAAACTGGCATAGGAGTGGTTTCTATATCAAATAGCAGTATCTTAGGAAGAAGACCCGTATCCGTCACATCAGTAGGTCTAGTCCATCCCATAGATTCTATTTTTCGAGTAACAGACTTATATGTACGCATAAAACCTGAATTATCCAATTCGAAGCAAATATCCCGTACACTTTTCATAGTCCTTGTATACTGATTTATTATATTCATTTCAGCTTTAGTCCATCTCATACTCTTTTTCTCCTTTGATTTATTAAAAACCAACTTATTTTAAGAACCAATCTTAACAATAATGACTCTATGTAGTAAAACAATGTTTTCATTTTCCCCAGACTTTCTCCGCAACTAGCTGTGCAATGACTCCATATACAGATAAATCCTTAAAGGCATCCATATATGTTTCATCTTTCACAGCATTTTCGCCACGATGTTTAACAATAATGTTTTTAAGCCTGTTCACCTTATCATTCATTCTAATCACCAAAGCAGTCAAAGCGAACATTCTATCTTCATCATTATCTAAATCGCCACCAAGCGTTATATTGCCACATCCGTAATCATATTGCTTTCGACAAAATAGATCATACTGTTCTTTGGTTATATCTGAGAATCTTTCCATCATCACAGGATAACCAGATTCAATAGTTTTAACTATTTTCCCGTTTTGCGCCATAAATATTCTCCCACTCCTAATTGATGAAAACCATTTGCAAGACTCTCAATAAGCCCTTCATCGTGTTCGCAACCAGTATTGACAAGAATTACGTGAATTACTTCATGTAAGAAAGTTTCGTTCCTTCTTGACGTTACAAGCTTCTCATCTAAGAAAATCTCGCAAGAGCGTGGATTGTTCATTCCGAACAAATACTTGTTTCCTTCACCACTCTTTTCGCCATCCATGAATTTTACCTTATATTCGTGACCACCTATATCTATTTTTCGCATTTATCTTTTCCTTCCTCTTTTCTCATTGAACCCCAAGCAGGAACCGTACACGGCATTACTTCAGCCCTGATCGGTCTTTTCTTACGCTTTACTTCATTTATCACACCTTCTAGAAATTTTATCTTTTTTGGTGTACTATCTTTATTTATTGCCATTTTCATTTATTCCCGGTATTACTATGTTATCAAAATAATCACATCCCTTTTCTATTATACAGTCTTTATCAGCTTTGTCCTTATCAAGAACAAATCTTAAAACACCGTCTTCTCTATACATCATTGCACCTAAACACTTACCAGCGTTCCAATTAGCACAATATCTCCTTGCATCCTGTTTACTGCTCTTTTTCACAAAAGAGTATAATACATTCAAAAAAACAAACCTAGAAAAATATTTTTTAAAATAATACTTGACAAACAGCCTTTTAAGCCTTATATTGTTAGTACGTGGTGAGCTTAATATAATATATATATAATATATAT